TATATTAACTAAGATAAACAAACTAGTCAAAGAAAGCAAGGAGGAAAATTTAAAAGCAAAATTAACTGAAACAAAAAATGTTGTTCTAAAGATGAATTCAGACAAACTATCAATATTAAGACTAAAACAACTAGGTAAAGATTTGAATTAGTTTAAGTAAAATCTTATATTTCTATTATAAAGATATAAGATATGAAGACAGGAAAAACCATACCAATAAAAGTACACCCCAAGTTTAAATCATACGTAGGCACAGTAGATTCAAAAAACCTAAAATCGATATATGTTCAATTCTCAAGTTGGGCACAACCTATAAAAGAATATAGTTGTTGGGGTTGTGTTGTTAAAAACTTTAGAAAGTTACTAAAAACCAAAATGAGTAACTTAATTGATAATGATGTCTTTAAAGATAATATGATAGTAGATTTAGATTTACGTAGTAGTGGAGTTGAATTGGGTAAAAAATCCTTTATGAAATGTGAAATGACATTTTTTACTAAAGGTAAGATAAGTTTAAAAGATAAAAAAACAATTAATACTCTTGAACTAAAAACAAAGAAATTAATTAATGAAGAATTAAAAAATAACGAATACTTTTCATTTCATTCAGGAAAAAAACAAAATTAGAGATAGTTTTGTTTTTTTTGTTGGTACCGATATATTTATCTATAGAATAAATTAACTAACAAAACATTAATATGGGATTTTTAGAACCAACTCAACAAAAAGGTATAG